GGAAGCATTTGAAGATCAAGAACAGGAGTCTGATGCTATGATAAGTCAAATAGTAAGATTGATTGGATATTTGAGATGTTTACCTGTAGATATTGTAATTTTAAATAAAATAGAGGCTGATGATGTAGTAGGATATCTTGTCACTAAATTTAATAAAAAAGTTACAATAGTTTCTACTGACAGAGATTATCTTCAATTAGTATCTGACAGGGTAAGTGTTTATTCTCCAACAAAGCAATTATTATATTCTCCTAAATTGTTAAAAGAACAATACGGAGTATATCCTCAAAACTTTCTTACTTGTAAAATAGTGACTGGAGATGATGGGGATAATGTACCTAACGTAGCAGGTATTAAAATTAAAACCTTATTGAAATTATTTCCTGAACTAGCAAGTGAAGAAGAAATAAGTTTAGATTATATTTTAGAAAAATCTAAAAAAGAAAAAGGTAAAAAATATGTGGATATTTGTAATTATGAACATCAATTAAGAATAAATAAAAAATTGATGGATCTTAAGAATTTAAACATTCCTCAACAAGACAAAGATTATTTAGATGAAGTAGCATCTTCCCCTAATAACTCTTACAACATGGTATCATTCTTAAAAATGTTTAATAAGGATCAACTAGAAAAAACAATACAAAATCCTAATAATTGGTTAAGTGATACTTTTGTAAAATTAAAATTATATAAACCCGATACTAATAACAACATATGACAGTTTTAGATAGATTAGAATCCTACGGAAAGGGATTTCAAATAAAAATTATAACTTCTTTAATGAATAATAGGGAGTTTCTTCTTACAATTTATGACATAATAGAATCTGATTTTTTTGATAATCCTGCTGATAAATGGATTGTAGATAAAATTATAAACTACTATAAAACTTATAAAATACCTCCTACTTTAGAAGTTCTAAAAATAGAGTTAAAGAAAGTAGAAAATGACGCTCTTTCTGAAGCAATAGCTTTTCAACTTTTAGAAGTTAAGAAAATCTTAAAAGATGAACTTCAAGTAGAAGATAGAGATTTTCTAGAAAAGGAATTTTTAGATTTTTGTAAGTTCCAACACTATAAAAAATTTATTCATAATTCTATTCAATATTTAGAGTTAGGAGACTTGAAAACTATAGAGTCTATGTCTAAAAGTCTAGGAAGAATAGGAGAAGGAAGAGATATAGGCCATGAATATGATAAAGATACAGAGGTAAGATATCAACAAGCAGAAAGAAAAGAAATACCTACTCCTTGGGAAGTTATAAATGATTTATTATTAGGAGGTTTAGGTAAGGGGGAGTTGGGATTAGTATTTGGAGGACCTGGATCAGGTAAAAGTTGGTTTTTAGTGAATATAGCTGCAGCAGCAGCGAGAGAGGGTTTTACTGCTTATTATTATACATTAGAATTACCTGAATATTACGTAGGAAAAAGATTTGATTCCCTATTTACCGGTATAGATGTTAGAGATTTAGCAGATAGGAGAGAAGAGGTAGATGAAGCAGTGAGTAAATTAAAAGGTAAGCTTATAATCAAAGAATATCCTATGAAAAAAGCTTCAATAGCAAGTATACATGCTCACATACAAAGATCTATAACCTTAGGTAATAAGACACCTGATGTAATTGTAATAGATTACTTGGATTTGTTAAGAAACGATAGAAATTACCATGAGAGAAAAGAAGAATTGGATGATATCTACGCAGCAGCTAGAGGCATGGCACAAGAATTAGGTATTCCAATTTGGTCAGCATCTCAATTAAATAGGTCTGCAGCTCAAGATAATAAAACTCAAGCAGATAAAATTGCTGGATCTTATGAAAAAATAGCTATTGCAGATTTTGGATTAGGTATTTCACGTAAAGATGAGGATAAAGCTAATGATGAAGGCAGGATTACAGTTATGAAAAATAGATTTGGACCTGACGGTAAAACTTACGTTGCTAGCATAAATACTAAAAACGGAAATATACAAATTTCTGATTTAGAATGGTCTTTAGACAATGATAGTAGTTACTCAAAACCTAATAAATCTACTAATAATGCAATTACTTCTGAAGATATGAGTTTTTTACAAAAATCATTATTCAAAATGAATATGTGATAGTATTTATTATAACAAAAACAAATTAAAATATGAGTCTCTTAGGTTTATTTCAAAAAAACGGAGATATTTACGCTCCAAAAGCTTCTCAAATAAATAATGGTATAAATACCATTGTATCAGAAAAGAATACTTCAGTTACTAATGATTTAGTTAGTGACTATCTTTCGGATACTAATTATAATCTCAGACCTAAACCTGGACAAATAACCTATCAACAACAATTACAAAATATTGTTAATCAGGGAGGAGAACTCTAAAATAATCTAATAAAATAAATTTATTTATACGTTAACTAAGTAAGAAATTCCTTAGATTGGAATTCTATTTTTAAAAATTAAAAAATAACATGGATATCTCTCAAAAAATTTTAAGTGATGTAACAGTTTACATGAAATATGCTAAGTATCTTCCTGAATTAGAAAGAAGGGAAACTTGGGAAGAATTAGTAACTAGAAATATGGAAATGCACCTAAAAAAGTTTCCTGATTTAGAATATGAAATTAGAGAAGCTTATAAGCTGGTATATGATAGAGAGATATTACCTTCTATGAGGTCTATGCAATTTGCAGGAAGACCTATAGAAATAAATCCCACAAGAATATATAATTGTTCTTACCTGCCCATAGATGATATAAGGGCTTTTAATGAAACTATGTTTCTTTTACTTAGTGGTACTGGAGTTGGTTTTTCAGTACAAAAGCATCATGTAGATAAATTACCTGAAATACGTAAATCTAATTTAAAAAAACATAAAAGATATTTAATAGGAGATAGTATAGAAGGATGGTCTGATGCAATTAAAATGCTAATTAAATCTTACTTTACGGGAGGACCTACTATAAGTTTTGATTTTTCAGATATAAGACAAAAAGGTATGAGATTATTAACCTCTGGAGGGAAGGCACCCGGACCTCAACCCTTAAAAGAATGCTTGTTAAAGATAGATGGAGTTTTAAATTTAAAAGAAGATGGTGAAAAATTATCTCCTATAGAAGTATATGATATTATATGCCATATAGCAGATGCAGTACTGGCAGGAGGCATCCGTAGAGCAGCTCTAATCTGTTTATTTAGTGCTGATGATGATCAGATGATATCTTCTAAATCGGGAGCTTGGTGGGAATTAAATCCTCAAAGAGGAAGATCTAATAATTCTGCAGTTTTATTAAGAAATAGAGTAACAGAAGATTTCTTTTTTGAACTTTGGGATAAAATAAAAGCTAGTGGAGCAGGAGAGCCTGGATTATATTTATCAAATGATAAAGATTGGGGGACAAACCCATGCTGTGAGATTAGTTTAAGACCTTTCCAATTTTGTAATCTATGTGAAGTGAATGTGTCTAATGTAAAATCTCAAGAAGATTTAAATAAAAGAGTAAAATCTGCAGCTTTAATAGGTACTTTACAAGCTAGTTATACTAATTTCCATTATTTAAGACCTATATGGCAAAAAACCACAGAAAAAGATGCTCTAATAGGGGTAGGTATGACCGGTATAGGATCGGGAGTAGCAGGTAAATTAGATTTAAATGAAGCTTCTCAAATAGTAAAAGAAGAGAATGAAAAAATAGCTAGATTAATAGGAATAAATCCTGCCGCTAGAGCTACAACAATAAAACCTTCTGGAACCTCCTCTTTAGTTTTAGGCACTTCTTCCGGAATACACGCTTGGCATAATGATTATTATATAAGAAGGATAAGAGTAAGTAAAAATGAGGCCATATACACTTATTTATCAATATATCATCCAGAATTAGTAGAAGATGAGTATTTTAGACCCCATGATACGGCTGTAATATCTATTCCTCAAAAATCTCCTGAAAATTCTATTTTAAGATATGAATCTCCTATAGAATTACTAGAAAGAGTTAAACACTTTTATAAGAATTGGGTAAAACCTGGACATAAATCAGGTCAAAACACTAATAATATATCAGCAACAGTCTCTATTAAGGAAGAAGAATGGGAGGAAGTAGGAAAATGGATGTGGGAAAATAGAAAATCATATAATGGATTATCAGTATTACCTTACGATTCAGGCACATATAAACAAGCTCCTTTTGAAGATTGTACAAAAAATCAATATGAGTCTATGATGAAGGTTTTAAATGATGTTGATTTATCTAGAATAGTAGAAATGGATGATAATACGGCACACACTGCAGAACTTGCTTGTGCAGGCAATAATTGTGTTATTGTTTAATAATCAACTATTTATTACTATATGAAAAATACTTTACTACAAGAATGTGTAATAGCATCATTAGAAATTGATGGTCAAATGATCATTGCTAAAAATAGAGATCGTAAATATGATCCTAAAGTGGAGATTATACATGAATTGATAGACGGTGTAGAGGTAGTTTATTGGCATGATACTATAACTGACTGGTCAGAAGGTATGAATGAGTACGGTATAGGAATAGTAAATGCTTGCCTTATGGTAAAAGCTGATGAAGCTGAAGGAAAAAAGGATGAAGATGGTAAAGCTAAAGGATTATTTCTATCTAAAGACGGTTTTATAATAAGAGCATCTTTAAAGAGTAAGAAATTATCAGATGCAATAAGGGATGCTATAACCTATCCTGGAAAAAACCCTAAAAACAAAGGTATAAAAGGAGAGACTATAGTAGCAAATGCTAAACAAGCTTTTATTATAGAGCATACTTCTAGAAATCTACCAGTAATTAGAAAGGTTAAAAAAGGAGCAGTAGCTGTAAGGACTAATCATGGTATAGTATACAAAGAAGAGGGGTATACTGAAGGTAAACCTAGAGAATCTTCTATTTCTAGGATGAAAATAGCTAAAAAAGAGCTAAAAAAAGTAACAAAACCTTCTGAAGTGCTACCTACTTTAGCTAAGCAATATACTAAAGATCCTTTTTTAAATCCTTATAGAAGAGATAATCCTTCTGGTATGGTTACTACAGGTCAAATAATGATGAACTTAGGTAAAAAAGAAGTTTATGTTAGATTAGATGATGAAAATTCTGAATTTGAAGGTTATAAAAATAAACTTCCTAAAGGATATGAACCTAAAATAAAAGTATTCTACGGTAAAGAAAATAAGAGATTAATATAAGAAGGGATATGGTGAGATTATGGAGAATAAAAGAGATTTTATTGAAGGCATTCATTATAAATTAGAAGAGGGGAGAGTAATATTTCTCCCCATTTTCCATATTGAAAGGGGATATTGTTGTGGATGTCAGTGTTTAAACTGTCCTTATAACCCAAGACACGTAAAAAATACTAAAAAACTTCAAAGTAAATTTGATATTTCAAAATAAAGTTAGTATCTTTATTTAATATGAAATCTATTAAAGCAATTAAAGAATCTAAAACGGTTCACATTGGTGACATGGCTAGGCTAAGTGACCTTGACGCAGAAGAAAGAGTAAGATTGGGATCCTGGATGTATATTTCTAAGGCTGAGTACAAAAAAGGAACAACAATAGAAACTGCTCAATCTAAAAAAATTGAAGAAGAAAAGAAAGAAAAAACTTTGAGTAAAAAAGCAGAAA